CTACCGATCTTCCGTTATGCGCTTGCGAGCGTCGGCGAAGTCTTATGCCCGGTCGGTAAATAATAACGGTAGAAGGCCCTGCAAGGTCTCCCCTTATCCTAACGATGAGATGAGTAGATATATTTGTGGGCGAATTTAGAATACATATAATTCTTTTCGCAACACACCGTAAAACTAAATAACTGCACAAGCGACCATGCTTGCTCCAGAAACATTACGCACGTGGTGATGAGCCACTGTTAGCCGTGTGGGAGTTACAAGAAGTCCGTCTTGTGTATTTATGAATAGTACGTTGAGATACCAACAAACGAAAACCACATTACAACAACGCCCTTATGAGTACGCGTATAAATAAAACTCTTCTAAAGTATATGTGTCTACATTTACTCCCTTGAACTTCAGACAAAAAACCCCAACAACAACAACTTATATCGCCATGACAGAACAAACTATAGCAGTAACGATAAAGAGACAGTGGCCAGTTGAAAGCTTTGCAGAGCTTCTCAACCACCTTATTGAGTCCCGACGGGATACTCACGAGGATACACCTGTAGAAAAGCATTTTATGCACAGGAAAAATTACTTAGAGAAAGTAAAAGCATCACGGAATGAAGGTCCGTCTGATGTCACCAAGGATAGGCGAAAATTACAGATTCTTGGTGAGGACGCAGACGTGTGGAGGATATTGGAACGAAAGGTAGTTTTAGAGCCTTTTCAAGTCACGTTGGCAAACGAGCCAGCGAGGGTGACTTTAGTGACAAGGATAGATTATTATGCGGGAGTAAACATTTACAATGATTCATGTTTTACTGCAGAATTTGCATACGAAAGAAAAAATAGGAATAAAAATAATTTAGAATATATATGCCAGATGGTTAGTGTAAGTAGTAATATAGAGGCAGAAACTATTAAAACGCCTGCCTGGGCTTATGAAGTCCAGACAGTGACTAGCAATTCATTAGATGATGAATATAGCGAAATCAAAAAACCCCAAGGAACTTTTGTGGAGGGGTACATCCACAACAGATCAATACCAAATTTCGTTAAATTTGAAGAAGCCACTCCACCCTCGTGGGTGAGTGGCTTGGAGGAATATCACAATATAGGTGATTTATACCTTGATGATTCTACCAAGAGCGAGAGCATCAAGAAGAATCCTCAAGCAGAACAGCCACCATTTTGGTCGCGCGATTCACAACCTGACCATTTTGTCTTCCAGCAGTATAAACAACGAGCTAATGTAGCTCTGTCGAATATACCACAATATGTCGATGTATCGTCCATATTGTTATATAGTGAGAAATTTGCATTATTAATGCTCGCACTTACATCTCAATCGACATATAGAGGTTTTATCACCACGATTGTTTATGCGTTGAAAGATTTTGGCATCATATCCACGAAGAAATCGCTATTATTTGCAGTGATTGAATTGTGTAAGGAATTTTTAGATAGTGATGTAACAGAACAGTTCCAGGATTT